AAAAAAGATTGTCCTTATATCACCAATGTCACTAATATGATGCAAGGAATATTACACTACACATCAAGTGTTTTCCATGATATGAAACTTGAGTTGACATCAAAGATTATTGTGCATTACTTCAAGACAAAGTTTGATGTTGAACCTCAAGTTGATTATATTGTGGGATCTGATGATTTTTTGATATTGGTCAGTTTTCAAACTGAAAGAATTAAAGAATTAGGATCTGCAATAATTAGTTCTTTCTGGAGTATTCAGTTGAATATGGACAGATGCTTTGGTACTAGAACATCAATTGAGAAGTCTACATTAAGCATTAATAGCATAAGTGAGTTTAATTCTCAGTTCATTTTTGGTAACAACATCTGTTCACCCAACATTAAGTTCATTGCTAGATCACTTGATGATAATCCCTCTGAGACTCTCAAGCAGAGGGTTAGTTCTCTACACTCTCAGTTAAGGCAAATGAGAGAAAATAATTGCTCTGGGGAATTGTGCCACATAGTCTCCATTCTACAGTTGTCAGTATTCTCAAAAAATATGGGATCTTGGGTGATGTCTTGGGATGATGAAAATACGCCATACAGGAAATCTAAATTATCATCATTTGGTGCTTATTTCATTCATCCTCCCCAGACATCAGGCCTTGTGACAACTGAGTATGATGATTGGTTAGAATGTAAAGATCCTAAAACCCTCAATTTGTACACAAGGTATTCTGTCAAGGATGTTCTACTTAATGAGCAATTCAATTTGTCATTAACATACAGACTCTGGCCTAGAAAGAAGTATGATCGCATGGTTCGAGAACTTCAAGTTCATAAAAATCATGAAATTTGCAGGTCTATTTTAACTTGCAAACCAGAAAATCCTGAAGATCTCCTGATGTTAACGGAGAATTATATCTCAGAACCGGGAATTGCAAAATCTATGACTTGGTTAACAAGAAATGAGGTTGTCATGATGAGTGCATTTAGTCAGTGGGCGTTGAGATTTGATGGGTTAACTTATGAGGAGGCTATGGATCAGGGAGATGAACTGCCTGAAATGAAAATTGAGTCGTGTTTCCCAGATCACATTCAATTTCACAGATTGAAAGATCTAGAGGAAATTAAAATGAGTTACATTAAAATCCATAAATCAAGGGCATCTCATTACAATGAATTTTATCCCACTGTGGAAAGAGATAGCATCTTCAGGAGTTGGAGGCAAGCTTTAGATCAAATTTGGTTTAATGGTGCTTATGGTGACAAATATTCTGATTTAGAGGAGTGTTTCAGGGTTATGAAAGAATATATTCCATGGCTGAGAGAAACTGCTGAAGAAAC